GGAGTTAAAACTCTCACGCTATTTTATAAACAGTAAATTCCGTCTATAATTATTTATGGATGAGGCTATCACAGCTTTTTACTGTCCCAAATTAAAAGGACAGAAATAACAATGACAACAATTAAGTATTATTTACTACCAAGCAGTTATGTGGTTTTGGCTCTAAATAATATTTAAGGATTCGCTAAATTCGTCACAATTCATTAAGAATTTTGCCAATCGGTAACAGGAAATTCAAATTATATTTATATAGAAGTGGTTTTATATTAAGAAGGTCGCAAACGTGATATTTTCACTACCTTGTTATATAAAATTTGTATGCGTACACTCACTATACATATAATTTGTTTTATAATGACTTTTGCATTAAATTTTCTACACTTTAATAATCTAATTGATAAGATAACTTTATTTCTCTGAGAAGTTTTGCAGCATCTCACCGGATTTATAATTGAATGAACTTGTTGCGTGCAATACCAAAACAAGTCATGATTTTAGTTATAAATAATGCCCAGGAGGCACAAGTGTGGCAACTTGTGTATAATTTTATTCATCTTTTATTTTATTACAGCGTACATTCTTTAATTACACGGACAACGATTTAAACGCTGAGCACCACTCATTAAAATGTCAATTCGAATCTCTATTTAGTTTTAAGTAAACAAAGCAATCATGAATATGTCACTTACAGAAAATGAAATTGCTGCAATTGCCAATGCCCAACTCAATGACGACCAAATGCAGACACTCAAAGGATACGGAATCGCAACTGAAGTTGATGGTGTAACTCACTATCACTTCTCTGGTGTAACTTTCTTTGCACCTAAAATAAAGAAAGAGAAAAACCAAGTTCGCGTTATGAAGAAGAAGAAACGCGAATTTGTCATATCTCCTAAATTATTGGATGATTGGTCATGTTTAGACGATTTTAATGTCGAATATGAGTATAATTATGAAGATAAGGAGATATGCGTAGTTCCAATATTTCGTCGTAAACGAAATATTGAGTATGAATTTGTTCCACGTGAAACGCTTGAACGTGCATATGAAGTAGTTCTTAAAACTGCTCATTTATTAGCAAAAGCGAGTTCTTCTTATGAGCTTGCAATTCAGTGTGCACGAAATCGCCAAATGCATTCATTAAACGGTAACATAGACTCTTGTAGCGAACATCACGTTTTATCATCACATTTTCCAATTTATTCATCAACAGCCGTAATAACATATCATTTTAGAGTTTTATATCGATCTATTGATTTCTTTTATGCAGATAGTTTTAAAATCATTAATTGTGGAAAATGTCATCGATTATACGAATTTGTTTTTCTAACAGCGCCTCACGCTGCTAGGGAAAATATGGATTGGCTTACTCGCTTTTTACAATTAAATATGATATCAACACATTATTCTATTGCTATTAATTATTTAAATACACCAGAAAAACATATTTTACATAAACAGCACATTAAAGATGTGCGTACTAATAAAGAAATTAAACATATGGCAGATCAGCGTCTTCAACGTCTGATCAGTAGTGATAATAAGTTTGCTAAAGATTTAAAGTTTGATCATATTAAATTCATTAAAGAACGACG